GAGCGACATTTTATTTCGGCCGGAAGAAACGCGGTGGGTCAACCCAGACACCGAATCTGGCGGGTGGCAGGAAACGCTCCCAAACAGATGGGAGTGGGCAAGCCCTGACGTAAGGTCCCGCTATTCATGGTTCGGTACCCCGCGTACAGATAGTGTCACGTTCCTACCAGGAGACGACCCGAACAGCTTCTACGCGCAGATCAAATCGGCGGATAAGCAGGGCACAAGGGTCCGCTACGTGAAGCAGGGCAACGAATACGTCCCGTTGCCGGAGACGAGCGGGAATGTAGGATGGGATACCAACAGTGGGTTTAGTGATATTCTCCCTGCCCTAGCCGTCATGGCTCCGGCGATTGCCGGGATTATCGCCCCTGGATTGTTCGGGGGTGCTGCTGGTGCGGCTGGAGCAGAAGCAGCGGCATCTGGGCTGCCAGCATCGCTTGGGGGCATCGAGGGGGTCATCGGTGGAGCAACCGCTGCCCCTAACCTTATGACTGGCCTAGGTACCGGATTTGCGGGCACCAGCGCGATGACCGGGACACTTCCTAGTATTTTACCTGGTCTTGCTGCGGGTGGCGCTGCGGCCGGGGTGGCTGGCTCAATCGGAATTGGAGACATTCTTAGGGGGATAAATACAGTTGGTGATGCAGTAGGTGGAATTGGAGACCTTGTTAACCCAGGTGGAGATAACGTTGGAAGACGTGCCTCCGGACTTCCTGGTCTTTTAAGTGCATTATATGGTAATTATGCTAATAGAATGTATGCAGGAGATTTAAGGTCAATTGCCGGAACAATGCAGCAATTAGCAGACCCATATTTACAAAAATTAAGAGAATCTTATGAAAATCCAGAAGCCTATCTAAATTCACCAGAAATGAAAGCAGTTTTAGGGCTTGAGGCAAATAAACTAGCTGGTATTGATGCTTCCCAAGGAAGGCTATCAAATGATATCAATAGAACTGCATTACTACAAAAACTAGCTCAATCAAGACTCGGTGATTATAGAAGTGGATTACAACAAACAGTAAGATCCATATATAAACCAGAGGCTTTTGTTCCATTACTACAAAAAGCAGCGGAAGAAGATGCCACTAGATATTCAGACCTAATTGGTTGGGCTGGGGCTGGTGGAAGTGCTGGAGATGTTTGGAATGATATTAAAGATGTTATTGATGCTGGTTCAGATATTTGGGATGTAATTAGTGGATGGTGGGATTAATATGGAATATGATGTGACAAAAAGCCCAGGTTTAGGCGCATTCTTTTCCGGTCAAAGAAGAATGGAAGACCGTTCTAAAGTTTTTTCTGAACTTGCTAATGAAGAATTAACTCGGCAAGGAATGATACAGAAAATGATGCAGCAAGAGCAATTATTCCCATTGGAATTACAAGGCAAACAACTATCCAACCAATCAACACAAGCAAATTTAGAACGTACCAAGGGATTAATTACAGATGAAGAAAGAAAACGAAGAATGGAAGCAACAGACAAATTCTTCGAATTTATGCAGAAATATGATGATCCACAAGGGGCAGTAGAGTATTCTGGTGTTCCACCTAAATTTGCTCAACAATTTATGCAAATGACTCCAGAGCAAAGGGATAAGGTTTATGAACAATGGACAAACCGCTCATTGCGTGGAGAAAAAGCAAAGCGAGAAATGGAAAATAAATTTAAAATTCAAGAAACAACAGCAGCAAAAAATTTAGAATTTACTAAAGCAGAAATGCAAGAAAGAGAGCGTACTAAAAGAGCATTAGAGGTAGCTAGAATTAATGAAGAGGCTAGAATTCGAGCAAGCGCGGAAAGAGCAAAACAAATCAAGAATCAATCCTACCAGCAATATGCAACGCAATTAATGCAACAAATGATGGAAGTCAAGAGAATGCCAGAAGAGACAGTTGAACAACAACAAGCAAAAATTCAATTACTCTCTGAACTTGCACAACAATTGGATGTTGTAGTACAGCAAGATCTTCAACACCAAGCATTTGCAACAATGCAAAGACAGGGTGGACAACCTGATATTGGTGCTTTGTCCGGCGGTAAAATTCCAACCAATCCAGCCCCACAACCACAATTACCTGGGCAACAGCTCACAGGACAACCATCTAGCCCACAACAATATATTGTTGGTAAAGTTTATCGTGGAAAAACCGGATCATATCTCTATACAGGGAAAAACCCTGATAATCCAAAAGATATGGCTAACTGGCAAAAAGTACAATAATGTTACCATTTGAAGAAGAATTGCCGTTTGAAGAAAGCATTCTTCCTTTTGAGGAAGATCTTTCTGCTGAACAGGTTATCAATAGAGAAAAAGAAGCTCAACTTAAAGGCACTATCGGGGCACTTGAAGCTGCTGGTGGTGTTCTTCTTAGTTTGCCAGGTTATGTTGGGGGTGGCCTAACAGGGCTTGGTGCATTATTAACTGGACAAGGAATAGATGCAGCGGCTGCACAACAAAAGTATGTACAAGAAAATTTAGATAAATTTTTAGGAGCACAACCTAAAACTCAGGAAGGAAAGCAATATTCTGAGGCATTAGGCCAAGCTTTTAAATACCCAATTGAAAAGGCAGCAGAAGTAGGTGAATCTATCGCAGGTTCAGAGGGCCGTTTATTTGCTGGTGTAATAGCAGAGACATTACTTAATTTTATGCCTTTGCATGCAGGTAAGAAGGCACTATCAAAAGAGACTAAAATTGATTTAACTGAGAGGCCAAAAGAGCCCAATCAAGTCTTACAAAACCTAGATAAACCAGTAGAAACCCCCATTACTCCAGAAGAACTTTCTATAGATTCACAAACAATTCGTGGACAACAATTTGGTGGTAAAAATGCCCTTGGTGCAGAATTTCCGGAGCTTCGTGGAGAATCTAGACTTCCATTTGAACTATTACCGGAAGATCAATATCCAACACCAGATGGTGGTGTACGGCACCTAGATCCAACTACTGGAAAAGTAGTTCAGGGTATGGACGAAAGTGTTCCCACAATTGATTTTCCATTGCGTCAAGAAGTTCTTCAACAACCGGAAATCAAATCTGCAATAGATAATTTCAGATTAGAAGCAGATCGACTTCGTCAAGCAGGAGATGAAGCTGGCCTTGCTCGGCTAGAATCTGAATTCATGTCCGGGATGAGGCAACTTGGTATTTATTCCCCACAAGATGCAATTGGCTTACAAAAGTTGTGGGAATCTGTATCTAGAGGGGACATACCTGCTCCTAGATATCCAGAAGGAATTAGAAAAGGGGGAGAATTAAACCCACAAAAAACTGAAACTCAAATTCCTCCGGTTGTAGATGAAGCATCTAAAGAGTTCTACAATTTTGCTAAAAAACCATTTGTTCCAAAACGGGAACGTGGGGCCATTGATCCACAAATATTCAAAGAAGGATTTAAAAGATTAACCAGGGCATTATCCAGACTTACGGACCAGAAATGGCTAAAAGAAAGATTCCCTTCTGATAAGTGGATGACTAATAGCGACGGAACTCCGTTAGTTTTATTACATGGGACTAATTCAGTTTTTAATAAATTTGTAGATACTCCAGAAGGAGTACACGCTGGATTTACGGTTCCAGCACATCTAATTAGGACAGGAGCAACTGGACCTGTTCTAGCAAACAAACCAAACACATATAGAAAAAGACTTTTACCTGACTCTGAATTTCCTAAAAATATACACCCCCTTGTAATTAAACGCGGTAATTATCCATTTTTAGAGTCTGATGCAGGACATTGGCACCCGTCTAGTTTAATGTCAAGGCCATTAGATGGTCCACTTACCTTTAAATATAAAGGTGAACGTTTTATTCTTTTTGACTTATTAAATAAACTTGCTGCAGAAAATGGAAAACCTCCATTAACACAATCTAGATATGATTGGTATAAACGCAGTATTTTTGATTTAGATCATGTAAGAACTTCTGATGTATCCACAGAAAGAAATCGTCTTTTTTCTCAGCTATTAAAAGAAGTGGGGGTAGATGGATTTTTTTATAGAAATGCAGGCGAAACTTTATTTGGTAAAAAAAGATTTGAAAAGCCTATTGTACAAGACCCAATTTCCTTTGTAACTTGGAATTTAGATAATATTAGATCTATTTATGATCCACCAAAAAGGATAGTGGTTCCAGCCAAACAAAGAGGGGCGCTTAATCTTGATCTATTAGGTGTAGGAAAATTAGCTGAAAAAATACGTGGAAAATTTTCTGGTGAATTAGCTAAAGAAGAACATAAAACATCTGCATTTGAGAAACTACCTATTAGTAAAGATCTCAAAGATGCACTAATTCCAGAAGATATTTCTGTTGAAAAAGTAAAACAAGAAGCTTTAAAAGTGTCTGATACTGCACCTGGAAGTGCATTTATCGGTGGCACACATATGCTTGCAGAAATTAAAAATCATCCTGTGGTATATGCAACAGTGCAATGGTTTAATAATGCTACAAAAAGAGCAAATTATTTAATTAGGGAAAACATCTCTCCAACAAGAGAGCTATTAAACGATATTCTTCATAATAAAGATCATGCAGAGATCCTACATGGTATTTTTATGAAGGAATTAAAACAAGATCAAAAATTCTCTAAGGAACAATTGCTAGCTGCTGGAGTTCCAGATAATGTTGTCCGTGCTTATGAAGGACTACGAAATGCTTTTGATCTAGCCCATAAAGTACAAAATGAAACCTTGATCGCATTAGGAAGAAAACCTCTAACTTATAGAGAAGCTTATATTTCTTCCAGATGGGGAGGAGATTGGAGAACCCCCGTTTATGATAAAAAAGGAAAGCTAATATGGTATATAGCAGAACCTTCTAAAAAACGAGCGGAAGCTGCGCTACAATATTTAGCTGAGAATCATCCTGATTTAGATTTATCTAAGTCTAAGGTCGAATATCGTGGTGGTAGTGGCAGAGACCGTGGTGGTTTATTAGAAGCCGGATATCAAGAATTACTTAAACTGTTAGACCCAAATGATCCTAGAGTAGAAACATTAAAATCTATTTATGAAGATTTTGTGTCTGCAGAAAGCATTAAAACCCTTGGTCAAACCAAACATTTTGAACCAAAATCTGGTGTCAGAGGGTTCACTGGTGATCGTCCATGGGAAAAAGCAGACATTAAAGATATGTTTAGGCAACAAATAAAATATCTGGAAAATGCTTTAACTTGGGCAGAGATGCAAAAAGCCACTGCGAAAGCAAAACAAATCTTCTCTGATCCTGAATTAATGGAAAAAGCATCAAATGCAATCACGTTGGGGAAAGAAGTTGCAAAGAATAAGCTTGGTTTTGGCGAACTAAAAGTTGCAACAGAAATAGAGAATACTATTGCTAAAACATTTGGAGTATCTAGATTAACTTTAGCAAAAGCTACTGGATATTCAAAAATGTTGTTTTATTGGAAAACTTTAGGATTAAACCTACCCTTTACTGTTGTGTCATTGATACAACCTATGTATACAATTCCTTGGCACGTAAGGTTGTCTAATCACGGGATTAAGCATGATCCAGTAAGAACCTTTGTTGCAGGAATGCAAGACTCACTTGGCCTTATTCTTGAGCATGAGGGAATGCAACTTCCCAAAGATGGAATGACTGAGATTGGAAGAAAAGCTGCTACTTATGGTATTGATAATGGTATCATTGATATTACTACCATTTCAGATGTTTCAGATCTCGGTCGTCCAGAAAAACTACAAACTCTAGAACAAGTAGTTACGTTCAATATGGTGTATTCAGAGCGGATTGCTCGCGCCGTTGCATACATGAACTTTGTACACCATTTGGACCAATCTGGAGCATTTAAAGGTAGAGAAGTAGAGATGTTCCAGAGAGCAGAAGAACTTACAAATCTATCTATGGCGGATTATCGAGTACAAGAACGAGCTCCAATTTTCAATAAATTGGGTGTAGTCGGATCTGCTTTATCTACACTAAATCAATTCAAAATTAACCAATTAAATCAATTGTATTTATTTGCAAAAGAAGCTAAACAAACTGGTCAATATGGCCCATTATTAAGTTTGGTCGCAATTCAAATGATGATGGGTGGCGCAGTAGGCTTCTTTGGTATTAATACATTAGATAAATCTTGGGAATACCTAAAGACACTATTACCAGATAACCTTTGGATGAAAGTGAAAGATTTTTCAATCAAAGAATCTCTGATAAAAGCGGCATTCGATGATCCATCTAAATCATGGCTTGTTTATGGGGGTGCATCTACAGCATCGGGTTTAAATATCCACACCAGATATGATTCCGGTACAGTAGTTGACCCCACCTTAGAAGGGCTTTTACCTTTTATTGGTGAATTAACGACTCAACTTGAGAAAATGTGGGCTCTTGCAGTTGATCCAGAAAGTAAAGTAAAGCAGGCACAGTTAATTCATCAAACACTTCCTGCAGGATTAAAAGGGCTTTATGAAGCTAATTCAGATGTATTTTTTGATAAAAATTCAGGAGTAGCTACACAAGTTAGCGACCCTCTTCAGGGGGTTTACAGACGCTCGCCTTCGGATATAACAGCTAGAAAATTTGGATTTACTGGATTAAAAGAAGCAGAAGCAAAAGAATTAAAATTTAGAAATGCTAAATCTGAGGCACAAAGAAAAGAACGACTGCGTAGCACAACAGAGAAATTAAAAGAAGCAGTTATTTTTGGTTCTCCGGAAAATGTCGGAGACTTATTTAGCAGATATGTAGAATTAAATGGCACAGTACCAGATTTGGAAAAAATGTTTGGAGAGGCTTTTGTCCGTAGAATGACAACAAAACTAGAGCAAATGCAGATGAAAGCAAAGACTGGAGCCGGAGCAAAGAGGTATGAAGACTATGTTCGCTAGAATAATCCAATTCGTTTTACAAGAAGAAGGTGGTTATGTAAACCATCCAAATGACCCAGGTGGAGCCACCAATATGGGGGTCACTCAGAAGACTCTGGATGCGTATTGTCAGGAAAATAACATACCTCAAATAAACGTTAAAGATCTAAAACCAGAGTTAGCGTTGAAGATTTATTATGAGAAATATTGGAGCCCAGATTGGGAAAAACTGGGTCTTGCTTTGGCCGCATGTATGTTGGACACATCCATAAACATGGGAAGGAGGAGGGCAGAGATTTTTCTGAAAGGGTGTAACAATAACTATGTTACATTTCTTCAATTAAGGATTGAAAAGTATAAAGAATTAATAAATAGAAACCCCAAATTAAAAGTCTTTGAAAGGGGGTGGATGAACCGCGTAACTAGATTACGCAGATGGATTGATTCTGAGCTTGAAACTGAGCGCGAATATGAAAGAAAATAATTTCCCAGATTGGTTTGGTGAAGCTATTTGGTGGGTTGTTGTATTATTCGTAATTTTTATTTACTTTTTAATTGGCTATGAATAATGAATTAACAGAAAAAGACAGACTAGAGTTTTTTAATTATGTCTTAAAATGGCAAGAAGAACTTGGGCTACAAAAATGGAGCGTAATGTTAAGTAATAAACCAACAAAAAACCTAGCAGAGTTATCAATAGATCAAAATAAAGAACATAAACTTTGCTCAGTTCTAGTTGGTAAAAACTGGAAAAGTCTGCCAGTAAATTCATACAACCTTGAGTTAGTTGCTTGTCATGAAATGGTTCATCTTCTTCTTCACGATTTTAAAGAATATATTCAAGAGCATCCACACGATGAAACTGGAATTATGGAAAAGGAGCATGAAATAGTCAACACATTAGAACGAAAATTTATAGGACCACCAAAATATTAAAAAGGGGCCGAAAGGCCCCTTTCTTTTATGCCCCGCAAGTACCTCCCTTGCCGGTTAATTCACACACATCTGTTTCAAGATACTCTACGCCCTTATGATTAAGGGCTTTTTTATAGTCTACTCTAGTGATTGGTTGTCCTCCTCTACTTCCATCTGGATAACATGTAAATCCTCGTAGACGCGGAGCGTACTTGGCAAGGATTCTTGCAAATCTTGCAACGTTCTCCGGTGTGTTTTTTCCGGTACCCCAGGCAGGAAGATTGATGGTACTGGAGATTGACATATCAACGTAATCTTGAACATCTGCTTGGAATTTAATTCTTCTTTCATAGTCATCTGCTAAATCAATAGAAGTTTCAATTTTATCTGGATCAATTCCATACTCTTTAATTAGGAAATCTGCAGTCGAATCAATTACAAATTGGTATTTCCACCTATTACCAGCAACTAAATAGTTTCGTTTGTAAGCCACTGCATAGATAGGTTCAATACCAGTTGTTGTCAGTTGTGTTATCGTGTGTCTCTTTATACACACTTCTATATGTTTCCATATAGCTCAGACTATATCTTCATCCTTGATAGGATGTTGGGCGCTCGTGGGCATATTATTGGTAGAGTCCTCAATGCCTAGTCGTTGCTCCTTCGTAGTTACTTCTACCTCTTTCACTACGCTTGGATCAGGATTGTCATGTTTCTCAAGAAGAAGTCTACTCCAATAAAGAAGTTCTTCTAATGAAAAATTATTTTTTAATCTATTAACTGTTTTGTGTACCCACCATACATTAGATTCAATATATGGTTTAGTATTATCTATTCTATCCAAGGATGCTGTAATATATTTCCAATCTACATTGTTATTTCTAATTAAACAATCTAGATTTATAGGCACATTAGTTAATGCACATCTACCCTCTTGTTTGAGATATAGATTCCAAAGAAATTCTGGAGTCAAATCAAACTGAATATTACGTCTTATTGCACCTTGTTTTATAGCTAAGAAGTGTGTTCCAGATAAGCCGTTACATCCTTTGCGATTAACCGGTGGTGGATATTGTTTTGCTGTGCGTTTACTAGCACAAGATTTACAAGAAGTTGTTCTTCCTTGTATGACCCAATCTTTTCTTTTGATTTCCACTTTACCACAATCACATTGAACTTTATACATCCAACGTTTATTCTGGTTCACTTCTTCTAATACAGTTAATTGATTATATTTATTCATCCTTACCCCTTTCAATGGTTCAATACGTATATTATACCATACTTATTGGAATAAGGCAAGAGAAATTTAGATGTTCCCTGAATTCACCCAATTTATTTTGATCACATTACTGTGAAAAGCAAGCCAATCAAACTTGCTAGAATGCCAATACTTCCAGTAGGAGCAATAGCCCGATATGCAACCGGGTGATTTACAAAAAGTCGGTCAGCATGCTCATCGGCCGCGCGTTTCGATTCTTCTTTATAAACAGAAAGCCATTTATGAAGTTCTGGAGTAACCTCATATTTATAGTTTCGTTTTAAAAGCCATTCATGTATCCCCATTAATCCAAGACCTAGCCGCCTGTTTTTTTCTCTTACTTTATAAGTTCCTTCGGTTGGTAAATCCGCTCTTAATGTACCACATAATAGGAATTTTGAGGCTAAATTTACAATATCCTTAAATTCAGATAATGAAGAAATGTTTCCTATATTTATAGAACCAAGATTACACACATCCTCATGGTCTGAAGATGTAACTTCTGTACCTGTTTTGTTAATGCATTTAGCATGGTTGATAGTTTCCTTCAACCTCTTCACATTCCTGTGAAGCACAGACTATATCACCACCCATTGCTGGAGCTAACCGTTCGAGTTTGTAAGAAAAGCTTGGCAATATGTAAGGCTTTACAACATCAATAAATAGTTGTAAGTCGGCTGTTTTGACACGTAAGAAAAAATACTGGTTATGTTTGTTCACTGTTGTTCTAATACCAGTTTTTTCATAGATTGCCTTGCTAAGTGCAAGATTGTCAAAATAGCTGTAGCCTTTCGTGTGTAGTTTAATCTCGGGGTACTTTCCTTTATCTAGATTTGTCCCACCATCTGCCATAAAAATGATAGCTAATGCTTCAGCATCAAGCAATGTTAGCTGATGTGGATCAAGAATTTTTTTGCCTTCTGGAGTGTACAAACGCTCTCGAATTGCAGCAAATTTAGGATGTACCTTTGACATTAAACATAATAGTGGTTTGCGATTACCACGTTGAGGAACTTTATAAACATTAGTTCCAGTAAAAGATTCAAGTGTCTCTCTTACCCAATTAATGTAGTCTTTGTTTTCCTCACGCATATTCATCACATAGCGGAATTCTTTTCCTGATGGATATACACCACCATCAAAGCTACTAAAATAGTAGAGTAGCTTGCTAAGTTGCTTTTCATTAATACTCATAGTCGTTGCACCTTTCAATACTGAATTGGCACAGGATTATCCGTTCTGGATTTCCCCTGTTTTTAGGTTAGTTATTCAAGCACTATTTCTAGTGCAGGGCGCTAGTAGTTAACGCATTCCTGCCGGTCTCTCTGGCTTTATCTCCAAAATTAAAAGAAAATCCAGGTTCACCAGTTCGCATAGCCTGAAAACAATTCTCCAAAAAAACTGGATTCTCAATTAAATTTCCAGCACTATCGTCATAGTTAACCGAAATATTTGTCATATCCAGTGGAGCATTGAAATTAAAATCTGCTACCTTAGCATCTGCAACAGTGTACACATTACCATCATCATCACCAAGACCAATGGATAATTCATCCCAATTTTTTGCCTTAAGGAAAGCAGAAATATCTTCATGTGACCAATGAAGAGATGCATAGATAGCAGATCGTCTCGAACCCCCCTGCATGACATTCCTGCCAATTTCATTAATTGCCATCATTAGGGGTATGGGACCAGAAGCCAAACCACCAGTTCTAGTTAATGGCCTTCCAGCCCCCCTAAAAACTGAATAATCAATTCCAATCCCCCCTCCAACAGTGAGGCATCTCATGGCCCACCAAACTAAATGAGCCCACTCCTCTCTAGAATCCTCCCTAGCGATACCAATAAAACAGTTGTTGAAGTATTTAGCAGGGCGACCAGCATAATATAAGTACCTTCCTCCGGGAAGAAACTTCATCTGTTTGATGTATTCGGCTAACTGTGCCCTATCTCCATCCGACATTAATTTAACTGTCGTACCCCACCTAGTACCACAAACATCCTCTACAACACGCTCTGCTAGTGCATCCCAAGTATCGTTAGGACCATTGCGGTACTTATAATTAAAAATATCTTCAGAAAATTTTGTTTTAAATCTATTCTGGAGCATTTACCGGTGTGATTTCTTGGTTAAAATCTTCTGGATAATTAGCTGGAACCTCATCCAGATAACGAAGGGCATTAACTCCATGTTCAACCTCTTGCATAGGGCGAGTTAGTAAGTACGCAATAAGAGCGTTACGAACCTCTTCGCTGATCTTGTAAAATCTCATCTTTTATCTCCTTCTCTGCTTCTTCTGCTTCAATTTTTCTTAAAAAGTGTTTTTTTGTTCGGTGGCCTTTAAACGAATCTCGATGATTTACTTTAATTTCATCAGTCAAATAGCGAGTTTTCTTCACCTTCTTCAGAGTCATCGTCAACCTGCGAAAAAATTTCATCAAATCTATATTCAATTACATCTTCAAATCTATTAACAATATCCTCTGATCGCAAATCTAAGATTTCTATTAGAGTTACCTCATCGAGTTGTTTAAGCCGTTCAATTAAATCCCTGATAGTAAGTGGCATTTTATGTATCAGACTGTGTACGCCGCCAGTATCTAATTCCAACCGTTGCTAAGAAAAGGGATAGGAAAGTAATTTGATACCAAGCAGGGGTTTCGTTTAAAGCAGAAAAACCAGCCTTGACATATGTGTCCATACCAGGAATAAAACATAAAAGAGCCGGGATTGAAATTACAATTAGAGTATATTCATCTTTCCATGATGTTGCAGCCTGTCTGGCAAATTCCATTTCCCAGTTTGCATCTGCAGCTAATCCCTGTGCGATCAGTTCTACTCTTCGTTTGTGAATTGCTTCTTGTAATTCAAATTCTCGTTCTCTTTCTTTTGCTTTAATTTCTTGTCGCTGTTTATAAATATCCGCAAGTAATTGCGGAAGCGAACCAAGCAATGAAAGAAGATTCATACTAACCTCCAAAATGTTTCCTGAAATAGATATTTGGTTGCTGTCGGAGTATAACCAAGTGGTGGGATTCCTTCCTTTAAATTTTGTGGAAAGTACCAATCCTCACCTCTTGATGGAAGAAGAACTTTAGCCTCTGCTCGAAGCTGTGACCAGTCTGCTAATTTCACCTCCTCATCTTCCCAAAATTTATCTGGCAAATTAAATTTAGTCGCAATCCGCGTCATAAGACGAGCTTCTAATTTCTTATAATCAGGAAGCAACTGTTTAACTGGGGATGCAATATCAGCTAGATAAGCCTCACTCGCATCATGTAGCAGGCCCCATAATTTTTTATGCTCTGGTAATAAAGCAGCTACATTTAGAGAATGCTCAGCCACACTATAAAAGAACCTACAATGTCCGGTAAATCTACAAGCATTACTTAAACAATGAGCTATATCTCTAATATCAATCCCATTGGTATCTTCCGAAGTGAACCAGAATTTTTCACCAGTGGAAGTTTCTATCCATGGTTCCATAATTTTACCTACTTTGTTATTGACAAATTTGTCCATATAAAACCTAGATTGGACAGGGCATAACTACCAAAAATAAGGGCCATCCCCCAATTTTTTTCTCGAATAAAGCCAATAGTTGCCCCAATATAAATGACAATGGCGGCAACAAGAAACCAGTTACTCACCTTTCCACCTATCATCAAAGGCCGGTTTTTTAGCCAGCATCCAGTGTAAAAATTGTATGCAACAACCAAGATGGGCTGTGTGTGGTTTTCCTGACTCTGGATCTATATCTTCTCCTCTATTAATTGCCCCCAAATGACGATAGGCAGCGGCGATGAGTCTTGATACATGAATGCCATTTCTCCAATTATGAGCAGAGTATTTTTTAGCTCCAAAAGTTAAAACTTCTGCCACTGCCTCCAAGAATAATGGATCAAGAAGATCCATTCTTGGTTTTTCTGAATCAAATTTTAAGCCTTCGGTATTTTTTGAACTTACTACAAAAAGGGAATCTACATTGTGAGTTTCGTTCCTTAAAATAAGTCCGGAAGTGCCATCAGAAGGCTCAGAATAGATTGGACCTTTACAATCTTCCATCTTAACAGAACCACCAGATTTCGCCATAAACATATTCATCGGCTGTCCCCTTTACCAAGAATAGTATTACGAAGTTTTCGATCTTCCAATTTATTTAAGTTTGCTTGGAGGATTTCTGATAATTTCCAACCATTATCTGTAGCGATGTTGGCAATGTACCAAAGAAGGTCTCCAAGTTCATGCGCAAGGAAATTACCTGCGACATCAGGTCCATAGTCTCCTCTAAAGAGGCGTTTGAAGACCCCGGCCACTTCTCCAGCTTCTTCAAGAAGTCCGAAGATACGCTCTTCAGGTGTTGCAGTTGGGACTCGAAATGCTGCAGATCTCTCTTGGTAGTCATCTATATCTTTGAGTTGTGTTGAAATTGGTGTATCAATTTTTTCCATATTTTCTTCTTAAATAATCTAAACTAACTGGCATAACATCAAAGTCCCCATTCTGGACATTGTGTAACATCCAGATTCCTCGCCAATGATTATTCCCCTGTGGTCCTAAATAATCCTCATCGTGTTGATAAAAAGAACCTGCAAAAATACCAGTAATTCTCTGCCCATCAACTCTATAGTCAGTGTGAATACCCTCTTTTTGTACATGCCCCATCACACATGACATATGCTTCTTGGAACAGAGAGCGGCTGGTGTTGTTACTGGCCGTCCCATTACTCCGGTAGTAAAATAATGACTAAAAGCTACTCCATTGATAATTACAACTTCCAAAAACGGATAAACTTCCCAACCATATTTTTTATATGGAAGATCATCAAGTGAAATAACACCATCATATTCAGGACTATTTTCAATAGCTTTAATCGTACGATTTTCATGATTCCCTAAAGTAATTATCTTTCTTGGTTTATATCGTTTTTGGTGGGCAGCTTTTAATTCTGCATTAAGAGTATCCAAAGGTTCTTGAAATAAAGCTACTGCTTTGTGAATAGCTTCAATATCCTTTTTATATCGTCTTCCCTCAAACGCTTTTTTCCCTTTATCATATGATGATAAAGAGGACATATCTGCCCAATCACCAAGATTGATAATTACATCTGGTTTTTTATCTGCGGCATATTGCCCGGCCCATCTCCAATGCTCCAATGGAACTCCAGGCTTTACCTGCCCATCTGGAACTACCATTATTTTCATTGTTTTGTTTTTGGTGGATTAGTGATTGCTACTGACTCAGATGTTTCTACATAAAAAGGTAAGGCTCCTACCCTAAAGAGTTCATTTAATCCAACAGTAAGAACAATTGAAAGTTCTTCTTGATCTAATTCCCCCTCGAAAATAATTGAGCCTTCCGGGGTCTCTATAGTTTTATTTATTTTTATTTTGATTCCTCACTAAGGTTAAAAAATGGTCTAATGGAATTATAGCTAACGGTTCGGAGTGGTTTTCTTTGATAACGAGTAAGGGCACCTCTCCGGCAACGGCATGTCCCCGAGCTTGCTCAAAATCTCGATACACTGCCATCTGTTTTCTGGATTTGCACTCACAAGCATATCGAAACAAGGACAAGGCTCTTTCCGACAACAAAACATCTCTTCCAGTTGCGCCAGAGCTTGTGGATCTAACATCGTTTCCTGTGAGTTCATGGAAGGTCTCCAGAATTTTCTTTACTACTAGCTTCTGTAGTAGCCTCCCTTTCTGCTTTGCACTTGTAGGCTTCATTTAATCTCTCTTCTAATTCCTCCTCTGATCTGACTATTCTGTATAACTTATAATGCAGTACGTAGTCGAGTCCACTGGCGGAGTATAAACCGCGGACAGCACTTTCCATTTCTTTGGGAGATAAACCCTCAAGGTATCGCTTTGATTTAACTTTTCCAAGTCCCGGAATTCCTGGCAAATTATCCGAAGAGTCCCCAAGGAGCATCGAGGACCAAAAAGCCAGAGCAGCCTGTGCTTCATCCAAGTTATGAAACTCTCCCGTAACAAAATTAAAATGTAATCCGGGGATCTGTAGAAGGTCTTTATCGTTCGTGCAGATGAGAGTATCTTCATTAGCTGCGATTCCAATTCCGTCGTCAGCTTCACAGCCGGATACGACCTCAGCTTTCCATTCCGTAACCAAAAACTCACGAACTGGTTCCAACCATGCTGGTCGTGGTAAATGTTCACGGTTAGCTTTGTACTGCGGATAAAGGTACTTTCTAAAATTTTCAGTGCCTGAGAGAAAGAGTCTATACTTCTCAGATTGAGTGTCACTAAGGATGCGGTATAAGAGTTCGTCCGCTCTGGAGATTGCGAGGTCAATTGGTTCTCGTTCATGTTTTTCCTTGGTAGGTTCACAAGAGGCCGCACACCTATAGGCTACAACATCAGCATCAATCAAAGCAATCATTCTGGTAATGAGTCATTCGTTAGGCCAGCAATACCATTTCCAAGAACATAATCTTCAAAAAGTTTTGCAATCTCAATAACCTTCATTGGATCTGGCTGTTTTCCATGATCTTTAATTAACTCTACAGCAGATGCGATTGAACTTTGTCTGACAATATAGACCTGCCTTTGTGCCCGTTCTTGTGGGGTTTCATAGGTTGGTTTCGTAGGGGTTGGGTGCGCTTTTGTTTCCACAGGAACCTCCGTTTGTCTATGAATAGCAATCCATTGAAAATATCCTTTATTGTCTTTTTCTACTTCTACATTAAAGTGATCTCCGGATTTACTTTTTTCAAGAGTATCCCAAACTACCTTATCCGCACTAAAACTTAGTAGTTTTTTAGAATCTACTTTACCTTCCCTTGAATGATCCTTATAGACTACAGTCAAGGTTTTATACTTTGTATTTGGTTTGACTACTTCTTCTACTTCAGTATTGATGATAGTAATATTTTTATTCATTTAGATACCTTAGTCATATCCTTTAAGTTTAATCCAACTTTTACTTCACATGGAAACGCACATGGCAGGTTGACCGACCACAGCTTTGCAACATTCTTTGGAATATCGTCAAAAACTTCATACATTGTATTTTTTACAAATTCTACTTCATCATCCGGACAGTCAACCACTATTGAGTCGTGTACCGTGGACACTAACAATGCCTGTTTTCCAGCTAACCTGCGTCTCAGACTAATTCTTGCAACTGCCATAAGATCATTTCCAGTCCCCTGTACTGGATAATTAGTTAAAACTGTCCATGGTAATGATCCATCTTCATTGACAGGAATCAACCATTCTCTTCCAAGGGGGGAAACAATTGGCTTATGTGCCGCTACTTGCTGTGCCCAAATCTTATGACATAGATCTATTCCTTTATATTTACGATAAAATTTTTCATTCATGGAATCCCAAAATTTGGGATCGTCAGAAACAGGAATAAAATCAGGATCATTAGCGAAACTCCAGCCAGAACCGCGGTAAATAGTACGGAAGAGAAAGATTTTAGCGATGAGCCTCGTTGGTAAACCAAGGGTTTCCTGATTTTTCGCATGAAAGTCCAACCCATCATTTATCTCCCGTAATGCAATAGAATCTCCAGATAACCATGCTAATACTCTCCACTCAAGTTGACTTGCATCACATTGAATTAACATCTTTAAATAAAGCTGCTAGTTCTTTTGTATTTTCTATCTTTGTTAATTGATGTTTCAAATCCTCGAATACATCTGGAAAGTATCCCTTTAAATCTAAAAGGAATTCTCGCATAAGACCATCCTTAGAAATAGAGGCCATATCTAACAAAGTAAAATAGGTTTCTTCGTAGTTGTCCATCTGCTTTCAAATAGCTCCTGTGCAGGATCTGGAAGGTTCTGAATATTTGGTTTTGTACTCGATAGTCTACCAGTGCGTGCTACCACCATATTAAAAGTAGTGTGTAAGATATCTGGTTTCCAATGCATTGTTTCATGTAACTCTACAAAACCAGAATAATAAGTATCTTTTAATTTATTTAGTTCCTTGATTCTTAGAATACCATCAATAAGGGATCTGTCTCCTTTTAATCTTAAAAGATAGGTTTCTTCTACTGACCATTTACCTGGTTTTTTTAATTCAGATCCTTTTATAGGTTTATATAGTCTAGGCAAAACGTGGATCTTCTCTTCTCTTTTTAATTTTATCTGTCCAGCCTTTTTGCCGGTTTTATATGTTCCATCAGGAACCTGAATTATTTCTTTAATTTCTCCCCCATAAAGAAGAGAAGATAAGTGATCGTTAGAACCCCAGTTAAAATTAGGGACATTATGAAAGAGAGTAAGCTTAGTTTGAATTTCGTTAATTTCCCTTTCAACTTCTAAGGCCTTTTCTTTTGATTTTTCTAGATTATAGAAAGACCCATTCCACTCCATATCTGATAGCACAATTAAATCGTGCATCATAATATTGAATAATGTTTTTTGATGCGGTCTTTGTAGTTTTTGTTGTTCTAAGAACACTCCATAGGTTAATTCAACGTCTTTTAAAGCATAATCTGAGAGAATATTTTTTGGGATTTGATCTGTATTTATTCCCTTACTCCAATATTCTTGTTCAATTATGTCTATCTTTTTTCCAAGCCCATATTTCTCTGTTGTCTGATCCAGACTTGGATAGGCTTCTCTCATCCTGTTATGGATGAATTCGAAGACTTGACAACACCAAATCCGCTTATGACGAACGTCGAGATTTAATTTGCGAAGCCAGTGGATATCATACTTCGCATTGAAGAATACAATTAGGGATGCTTTCTCTATTAGCTCTTTAATCTTTTCGTATTGGCTAAATAGCACCCCAGATTCTTCTGGAGTCTTGTAAGCAATACAGACGTTGAAATTCCGTTGATCGAACGGGCTCCCTTTGTTATGGATCGTGTTCTCTGTATCGAGAACTAAGATCATATAAATTCACGCGGCGGAAACCCCTGCCTTCAGACAGGGGAGGAGCCGCGTCCTCCAAGAAGCATAGGTCAGAAACTTGCAATCCAACGGCCTGGCGTTCTGGCACAGCCTTCGACCATCGAATAAAGAGTGGAGGCTAATGTGACCCGCCATCGTTCCGCCCACATAACACACGCCACGTTCAGGATGCTTGACGACTGAACCACGCTTATACCACAAGCTTCTGGTGCCGCCATATGCGCGGCGAACACCACCCTCTGCGGGCTTTAGCATGTGCAATTGTCTCCGGTGAAACCGAAGCGGAGAAACACACATCAGCCTGGTGTTGTCCGGTTGGGTGTGGCCTCCGGTCCACCAGTTCGCAAGAACCCAAGCATCTACGCAATGCGCCTCGAATACTTCAGACATCTTTCGGCCTGTCTTGGCCAGTCCATGCGCATCACGAAGTTCTTTCGTTTCCCATCCCTCTTTTGTTTCTACTTTGGCGTGTTTCTCAAGCTCGCCGTAAAACCACTTCTTGCCAGTCTGCAACGGGCTAAACGAAACATCCCACCGTCTCTTGCCGGTGGTTCTCGCCTTAATGTCCTCTACCACAAAACAAGCAATGGGATAGAGTCGGCTCAACCATCGGCAAATGCGCAACTTCCATTGCCATCGCGCCTTGGTGGATGGCGGAATACCACCTCTTGCCCGATTTAACCGCGGCTGTCTGCAAGGCGTCTTACGGAATCGGCGAGTACGGCGCATTTGGCGGCGGGTCTCAACTGCATCCTTGACCCAACACACCGCATCAGCCTGCACGTTCAGATAGGTATGGGATTCGCTCTTGACCGAGAAGCCCTCCTTCTTCGACCCCGGATCAACACCGCACGCAATAGGCTGGACATCACCGTCTTGGCGGTCCAGGAGCCGGATGTAAAACATCCCCCCGCTGAACCGCCTAACGGCTCTCCCCTTACGCACGAGTTCCCGCGTCCTGGCAGGGTGGCACGGCATAAGAGGCTTGCCTGTACAAGATACCACCGGAACGTAAAGCATAGAAAGTTACCTTTCTTCTCGACCTTTCGGTCGGCAATTTCCGCCATCGGGACTGGCCGTCACAGAAGCAGCAGACTTGGGGAGCATCCGCTGCATGTTCCGCCCTGCCACGGGCAGACGGCTCAGTTGCCTTCCAACGGCCTCTTGCGAGACCTTGGCCACCCTAGTCTCCCGTTTAGTCTCTCCGTTTCGCGATGGCATTCGCTACTCCCTCAAGCCCCCGACTTCAGTCGGGGGTGGTTGACTTTATAGTTATGTGATTATTCAAAAATAACCATTCAATCGTATTTCTATGTGCTCTTTCCCATGTTTCTATCCGATCCTCTTTTGAAAGGTATGGACTTTGATCTATAGTGTAATGACAGGTGGAACATAAATAAGCCACTCTAAAATCATGTGCTTTTATACCTTTTCCCTTACCATCACGAAGTTGATTTGAATGGGCAGCTACTACGGTCCCATCCTGTGCCCCACAGATCATACATGTACCACACTCTTCAGCTAAATCCAAGATCTTTTTGTTCCGGTAATTGGCCATTATAATCCGGGTAAAGTTTTAAATACATTATGTTATATCTTAAAGTTTCTAGAGTGTCTTTAGACAACTCTTTTTCCAAATGGTTCACTAGTTTCTCAAAATTATTTACGGCATTTGTATAATGATTTTCTTCCATTCATTTTTCTTATTATTTTGATAACAGAAGAAAATATCCTATTAGAAAGATTAAGATTAAAATTAAAATTAAAATAGCAATTTCTAATTTTTTTAAAGACTGCATAGACAGTAGTTCCTTTTCAGCGTGCATAGCACGCTCGCGCCAGACCTCTTCGTTTCTTGCATGGAACGCGATTCGACGGGCCACCGCCTCAGCGAGCACGGGGTCCATCTCAATGTGCTTCGTCTCCTCGTCACACCAACACTGTGCCGCGATTGCTCGCGCCTCTGGCATCCAATCCTCCCAGTGAAAAGTTTCTTCCTCGTCAGGCTTGTTCATTGTAGGTTTTTATCCATAAAGCCATAAAATTAAAAGAACAGCTAAAACTATACAAAGTGCTAAATTATGTGGTTTACTGAGAAATTTAGTTACTGGGCCATTATTCTGCAGCATTTTCCTTCACCCTACGCTCATATTTACGACGAAATTCAATTTTAGTAAACACATCTTTAGGGACACTGTTTTGAATCTCATTAGCTAAAGCTTCAATTGTGGCTTCTAGGGCTTTTTCTTTGTCTTCGATATCAGTAATTACTTCATAAACTAAACGAACTCTCATTTTTTCTCCTTTTATTCTGCAAGTTTATCTATAATCTGTTCAAATAAATTACTGCCATAAAGATAGCCTGTTACTACTGGCACTACCAAAAAGGCTAGTAAACCCCCTAGTAAAAGCACCGGGAAAACAATAATTACCACTAAGTGCCTAAGTAGTATTTTCATTCTAAATCCCTATATCTTGCTATTTCAGGTTGAATCTCTACTTGAAATTGAGCATGTCTTAAGTTTTGATCTGTATCATCATCCCCCACTAGTTTATTTTTCAAAATAGATAAGAATCTCACATAATCATATCCCGGGGAATTATCCCGCCCTATGCCAAGAATCCAATCTGCTTCGGCCTGTTTTGCGGTTTTGGCGTTAGATACATGACCCATTGTTAAATATTTTACACCTTCCGCAGTGCCGTCTGCTTGGCAAACCCCAATAACAGGACAATACTCTTTTGCCAATTCTCTAGCCCATTGATAAATGCTCCCAAGTTTAAGATCTTCTCTATCACTTTCAAAACCAGACACTTTATCAAGTTGATCTACAACAATCAAGCTAGGTTTGTATTTGAAGGCAAGTTTAGATACTTTGTCTTTTGTAAGGATTGGGCTATCCACCAGAAAGATCTTCCCTTTTGTTTTTTCCTTGAACGCCTGGTATGCCCTTTCCGGCCGTGATTTCAGATGCTCTAGCCTTGCTCCAAGAGCAGCTTGATACTGTCTAAGTCGAACTACATCCCCCTGTTCTTCGTTGTTTAACCACAGTATAGGTCCATCCTCCTCTTTTAGTTGACTCGCCATATGTGTCACTTCTGATGCGAGGAAGGTCGTCTTTCCAGTCTCCGGTCTGGCGAAAATGAAACCAAAGTTCCCCTTCCTCAGACTGCCTAGAGATTTGTTCAAACATGATAACCTCCATCTTAAACCAGGTTTATGCACCAATTTGGATAGAATTTCCTGTAAATTATCTGTTACCAACTCAATTTCTTCAGAAATTACTGGTTCTTCCAAGATTTTCGCCAAAGACAGGATTTCTTGGATACTGCCGCGACCCTCCGCATAATTCATGGCCGCTACAGCCATTTTTAGGCTCGTAGCGCGTTTTTTTACACGGTCTAGCAGTACCCCTATTGTCTCCTCCCCTCCGTGGCTTGTAAGGGCTGTAAACACGCCAGAGAGGTATTCTTTGTTTTTGTCAGGAATACCCCTGGCATACACCACATTAGCCACATCTAACGGGGAGAGTACCTTTTGGTCAGAAATCTTATGTAATTCATCAATCGCCTGCACTACAGGCGTTAATTCTTTGGGAAAATCAGAGAAAGAAAGATAGCTCCTGTAGAGTTGGTAGACCTCCTTATCGAGGAGGGCTTTCAACAAGGAGACTTCAAACACGATATTCTCTTTCTATTTCCTCTTTTGTCAAATATCGTACAGGGCCGGGTGCCTCAAGATCCCTCCAGATCTTGTGCCGAAGCCGTGGATAGGCTTTCTTTGGATCATACACAGGAACTTTTGAAACAAGTTTTTCTAATTCTGAATCATTTAGAATTTTCATATTATTATATTATATTTATTATTATATTATTATATCTTACATGTAAGGTAATATATGTTAAACATATATATTCTTACATGAAAGAATATATATATTATATATTATATTATTATATATATAATTATTATTTATCTTTTAATTAATTAGACAATAAAAAAAGAAGAAAGTTTCATACAAGGTATCCCAAATTCACGGGATACTTCTCCTCAAAAGGTATCCCATGTTCACGTAATAAAGCAACACTAGCTTTCCTGTTGACCGACCACATCAAAGTACAATCTGGGTTCATTTAAAATTTCCCGCATTTCCTCTTCAAATATAGCTTTTGGATCTTCCTTTGTTCGGATGACGTAGCTAGGTTTCAGTATACTTATTTTTCTGGAAATGTCAATAGCTGTCTGTGTTTTGTCCTCATCTAACCACACAAATACGCGATTAAATAGCTTAGATTTGGTAATTTCCCCTATCCACTCTGGACGTATAAAGCTACCAAAAAGAGGTAAAGATGAAAAGTATCTCCCCACACATATAGCCGAGATTAAATCTTCAACAATTACCAATGTGTTAGTTTCATCTTCCAAGTTGATTAATGGAAAAAATGGTTTCTTTCCATTTTGGATACTTTTTGGCTTTTTCTCTGGATTTCTTGCTTCCCAAAAAGTTCCCTCCTCCCCTTTATAGTGAAAAATATACCTATCCATGTTAGGTTCATATTGGAACCAATCATCAATTTCGTTGTCAGATAAGTATTGCCGTAAGTGAGTTCTTAATTTTTCTGGGATTTTGTTAGTAAGCACTAACTCATAGACAGGTTTTTCCTTTTTGGTTGGTAAAGAATCTCCCTTCGTATAGGTGTTACACCCAAAACAATATGTACTTCCATCGGAGTAAACAGCAAGATTATCTCTTGCTGTATCTTTGCCCATTTCTGCACAATTTGGGCATTGTGTATGGTGTAAATATACCGCCATTATGGTAACTCATCGGGAGAATTATCATCAAATAAATTGTAAAGAATTGTGGTTAGAGTGTTTATTGCTTCTGTCTTGTTTGAAACCGCAAACTTTTTCTGAATTTGTGGTTTTCCACGGATTTTTTGCACCCTGTTAATTGCTTTTAACACATCATCAAGAGACAATTTATTCTTGTTTTCTCTGATATAAAACTCCAGAAGTCGGATTTTTGTTACTACATCGCGCTCTTTAGTGGCCGTAAGCATTTTACGTCTCCAAAAACACTATGCTCAGGATAGCAGATTGTGCTGAAAAATCCGTTTGGTCCGTGGATATCATTATCTATAGATGTTTTAACAGGAACATCTGTCGGAAGTTTTGCTAGACATTCCGCTACCTCCACAAAAGATACATTTTTACGTATTTGGTACCACTCTATAGTCTCTGGTAGATTGCAATCAACTTGGTACTCTTTTGTTCCAAGAAAATACCTTTGACAGAAAGTCCAGAAGGAAAGCAGTGTGGTATTTTTATACCACAAGGGATCACCTACGATTACATAGGTTCCTTTTTTATCTGTAGGAAAGAGATAACTTCCTCTTTTCGGATTAAAGATGTATTCAATTTGAATTAAATTTGAAATTCCTGCTGGATTTTTTACATTTGATAGTGTTAGAATGGGGGTTGGTTCTAACGGCCCCTTATATGAATAGCCGTAGATGCTACCATTAAATAACTTTGGATTATCATTCCAGATTAATGTATCAAGTAGAAAGTCTCGACATAGTACAGGATAATGCTCTTGCTGTACAGTATCATTGATGATTTTGGCAAAAGCAAATCTCACTGGTACTGCTTGTTTGATTTGA